TTATGTTTCTGTTTTCTGTCCAATTGGACCAGGTATCTTTTGTACTTTTTTCTGGTATCTGGGGGAAGGTTCTCTAAATCTTCTTCTAATAATTTTTTTATATCAATATCTTGCATAAGTGCTCTTATGGGTGTCAAAACGATTTTTACCCCGAATAACTGTTTAAATCAAGGAATAAAGGCAAAAGCAGTGGGACCCCTTTATTAATAAAAGATTTTAGCAACTAGCAGATTTACTTTTTTAGGATTGGACTTGGTACCTCTATTGATTGGGGCGCGCGATAGCGCGCCACAACCTGTGATTGTTAGTCTAGCAGTACAAAGTATTGCTTAGTAAAGTATTTTTGAAACCAAGTAATACCCTGTTGCATAATCTTATATTGCTTAGCCCACTCTGCATCTTTAATATTATAATAGATAGTAGCCGCAAAGTCTGGCAGTTCACACGACTCATTGCTATAAGGATTAGTGCAAGTAGTCATATTCAATGCTTGTTTGCTATCTATATTATTAGCAAAGTATGCTGGTATTTTTATTGTTTTATTATTGTATTTTATTTCTTTCATTTTCCTCTCTTTGTTATATCCTATTATATCCCATAATTAAATAAAAGTCAATAGTTAATTTAATCTTTTTTTCTTTTCTTCAAAATACTTTTTGTATTCTTCAGACCTTTCGACTATTTCCATTAAAAATGGTAACATTAATATTGCCATGACATAAGTCATTTTATGGTCGCCTAATTTTTTAGCTAAAAAATGTATTCTGTCATCGGCTTGTTGTTTGTTGTCTGCATTGTGAATATACAAAGCACCTTTTATAATATCTAAATCTAAATGTTCTGGTACTTTTAAATCACCCTCTACCTCAGGAACTTTTGTCATATTAAAATCCAATCCAATTCTGTTCTAGTTGTGTCATTATTACTTCAGTTTTATTAACTTCTCTTATTTGATGAAAGTAGCACCAATAATCGCCAAATGTAATTGCGCCTAAATAATTTAATTCTAAATCATATTCAGTGGCATTTAATCCTAATTCGCCTGCCGGGTCTGATTTAGTTGTGCCAATTCCAATTGAAGAAATTGTGCCAGTTCTTCCAGTGTCGTCTGTAATTGTGTCGCCTATTTTTATAATCATATTTTTTCTTTCTTTGTTTATTTATTTAATCCCATTATATCTTATAATGGGATTAAAGTCAAGAACTTTTTTCAATTATTTTTCTGGTTGCTTGATATGGTATTCTTTCAGTTCCATTACCAGTCCAATTATATCTATAACTTTCATATTTTTCTGTTTTAACATTTATCGGTGTTTCTTTTGGTTTAGGTGTTGGATTTAAGTTTGCAACCTCTCTTGCAAACTTATTTAAGAATTGATGTAAGCAATTTTGATTACAGAAATAAGCATAAATACTATTACAAATATAATCATTTGTTAATGGAATTTTTCTAGTTCTTAAAACTTTATTGTCGCCAGTTCCTCTAATCCTAGAATTAGTTTCAATCTTATGGCAATCTGGATTATGACACCAATTATACTCGCTCATTTTCTTTTGCCTTTCTAAAAGATTTCTCTAATTGTTGAAGTTTAAAAAGTTTTATTTCTGCTTGTCTTTGAAAATGTGTTGCAACAAGAAATAAAATAAAACCACAAATAATAAGTGCTATACCTATGTATAGCACTATATTATAATTTATAATATGGTCAAACCACATTAGGCAATCTCTATTGCTTTAATAGTCCATTGACCAACTGCTTGTCTCCAATCGCCCAATCCACCAGATTTGTTTTCTGCGTCAAAATCCCAATAGATAAATCTGTCGTTGCCATTTTTATCTGTTAAGATTTTTCCAAGAACACCATTTGGTTTTTCTGCACTTGCCGTTCTTGTAATTATTTTTTTATGTTTTTTTGCAAAATAAGTTATGTAAAACTTTTTTGGCATTTGTGTTATGTCTTTCATTTGTCCTCTTTCTTTGTTTATTTATGGTGGGATTATAGCATATAATCCCACCATTGTCAATAGTTAATTTAAACTATTTTCAGCTTGGTTTTGCTCGTATAATAACCTCGCTTTTATTTTTTCCTCCCTCGTTTGCTCTTTCTTATTTTTCATGCCCTTAATTCTATCTGCAAGATTTTTAGGATTGTAGATAGTTAAGCCAGTTGAGTTAGTTCTAACAATTTCTGCGTCAGTAATATTTAAACCAAGTTCGGTTGAAAGTTCAATCGCCTCGTCTAAATATTTATAACCCTTTAGACCAACTTTAATTTCTTTCATTTGGTCTAGTACAGATTTAATCCATTTGTGATGTGCCATAACAAAATTAGCTTTTGCAATTTTCCAATCTTGCAAAATCATAAACTCTTGTTCAGTACAAGCGATAGACCTATCACGACAATAATTTCTACCAATTAAATCTAATTGATATTTTTCGTTCCACTCTTTGCCATAACCACTATCATCATTACCAAGATATTTATTATTGTTATCAGTATATTTTGTTCTATGTGGGTTGTTGTCTTTACCCTCTTGTTCAATCAAAATATCGGGATTGCAATTATCTTGTGCTTTTAGTTCATCACGAAACAAAGCATAGCCATAACCTCTATCATCACGACTATAAGAAGAATTGTTGTTAGTATCAAGGTCGCCATTTAAACGAAAATCAAAATGCTTTTCTATGGTTGCCTCTTTAACAACTAGATTATTGTCGTAATCCCTTTCTTCCTTTGTTCCAAGATAATGAAAATGAAAGCAACTATCTTTTGCAATAGTGTCCACATTTTCAAACTTGTCTTGCAGATATTGTGCCTTTTTAACATCTTCATCTGTGTAATGTCGTCTTACAATTTTTTCTGCAACTTTCCACGCATTGTCGTTTATGTCAATCTGTTGTGCTTTTAGATTGTCATAATTTTGTTTTTCAATCGTGTCCTCTTGTTCCAAGTGTACTCGCATACGATTTGCGATTTTATTTCTGTACTCTTGGTTTAGTCTTATTCTACTCATTAGACCTCCATTTCTTTCTTGAGTATTAAAGGTTGTTCATACTTGACTAAAGTATGAATAACATTATCTTCTTTATTTATTAAGTTATAACCTTGCAACATATCGTTTGCTTTGTCAATATCGTTTGTAAAGTTTATAACTTGAAACACACTATCACAAGTTTTGAAAGTTGTTTCTTGTATTATTAAGTACATCATATTTTTCCTCTTTCTGTTGATTTAATATAATCTTACATTATATAAGATTAAATGTCAAGAACTATTTTTAAAAAAGTTTCAACTCCCGGTTGAATTGCCTGCGACACTTTGGCTCTTGACTTCTCTTATAAAATCTTATATACTACTCTTATATTTATTTATAAAAACTTAAATATACAATTTAAGCTAACTTGCAGTTGGCAGTACAAAAACGCAACTGCAAGTTGCATATGAATTTAAGAATTTTTAAAACAACAAGCCACGAGCCGATTGTTTTAAAATTGGGACAACTACAGGTTGTAAACAAATGCAGTCATGCTAACCTTTCGCAACCTGTACTGATCCCTGAATAGTTAGACAATGCCTCACAACCTCTGCCTACGGTACGTTGTGGTTGGATCCAAGCGCGCATAAAGATACACAGGGGATATCTAACTATTCTGGGATCAGAACTAGTTTAGGGCGCCTGGACATTACCGGGCTATACTCTAGGTCGTGATTTCACCGATGCGGGAATATTCTCCCATATATATTGGAGGAGAATCGCCTATTGGCCACTAGTACTGATCCCTGGTCCAGCGATAAAGGAAACCAGATAAGTAGCGATTATCGAACCGCGCTGGTTGGACCTGGGATCAGACTGATCCCTGATCCATTGTGAGCTTCAGGTGGGACGCGACCGCGCCAATGGATCTGGGATCAGTTACAAGCAACAAGCGACAAGCTAAAAATAATGCTTGACAATTGTTCTGGGATATTATAAGATAGATTATTAATAAAGGAGAATAAAAAAATGAGTACACGAAGCAATATAGCAATAGAAGACCCAAAGACAAAAAAGGTGAAAGTAATATATGTTCATAGTGATGGGTATCCATATGGCGTTGGAAAATGTCTGGTTGATCATTACAACAACAGACAGCTTGCAGAAAAACTGTTTGAGCATGGAGATGCGTCATATCTGGGAGATACTATAGAAGAGTGTAGTTTCTATTCCAGAGACTGGGACAGGGAAGAAGATCCAGCCAAAGAGTACAGAGATGAGTGGATATACATGGACGCTATTAAAGGAGATGTATTTATAGAATATATTTATATCTTTAAAAATAATAGATGGCATGTATCAACTCAAAAACATACTACGGTTAAAGATGGTTACGATCGCGGAACTTTGTTTTATTATACCAAGTTTGAACCTGTTATTACAAACAAGGAATATATTAAATACAAAGACAAACACGAAAAGCACGCTGAAGTTAAAATGATTTCAGCAATAGGCAAAGCTTTAAGTGGTGCAGGGTTTGATGATCATAATGTTGTAGTTCAAGGTGGAAAGGCAAAGAAAGCAAACTAATGGGCTGCTCCGAGCTGAATGGGAAACCTTATAAGCCGAGCCCGGGCCTGGCGGCAGCAATGCCGCTGGGTCGATACGTTTATCATCCCGCGTGCCATTGCAGCCGGTGCCTGGATAAGCGACAAGCCACAAGCATAAGAAGCCAGTTTAGAATGATTCTAAATAGCATATTTAAAAATAATAGGTACCAAGCCGGCCTGACCGGTTACGTGGTCCGTATTTTTAAAAATACGAAGTGCCAGCACCTGGTGACCGGTTACGTGGCTCGTATTTTTTATTTATTAAAAGCCACAAGCAACAAGCGCCTGAAGCAACAAGCAACAAGCGACAAGCACGTAGCCGGTTGCCAGGTCTTGGCACTTGACAATTCAGGATTATAAGATTATATAAGATTTAGAAAGCGAGGAAATTATGAAAAAAACAAATGAAAGAATATTCAAGCAGCACTCGGTGCTGGTTGATGTGATCCAGTACCTGGACAGCACCAAACAATCAAATACAAAAATACGTGAAGCGGTTGATGAGATCCTGAACCACAGCGACGAGCTGCACGAAGCCTCGAACCGGGAGATTGAACTGGTTCAAATTAAAAAGAGAGCAGGTTTAGTATGAAATTAAAAGAAGCTAAAGAAATAACCGGCGGGCTGTCAAGCCCGTCGAAGATGCCTGGTTACGCGTATAACCTGCCAGCATGGAGATGTATTACTGGCGTGAAGCTACAAGCGGTCCCGGGCTCGGTATGCGCTGGCTGTTACGCTATGAAGGGCCGGTACAGGTTCCGTAACGTTAAGGAAGCGCTCGAGCGGAGACAGCAGTCACTGAAGGACCCCAGATGGGTTCAGGCCATGACGCTGCTGGTCACGCATTACAGCCGGAAGGTGCCCTTCTTCAGGTGGCATGACTCCGGGGACCTGCAGGGGGTTGATCATCTCATGAACATATTCGCCGTGTGCGAAGCCACGCCAGGGATCCAGCACTGGATGCCAACACGTGAAGTAAAAATTTTAAAAGGCATACAACCTGAGGTTGTACCAAAAAATTTAATTATTCGTGTGTCCTCGCATATGATAGACCAGGGGCCCGTTAACAGCTGGCCCCATACGTCGACTGTGGTCCAGGCAGGCAAGACCTGCCCAGCACAGGATCAGGGGAATGCATGTGGCAGCTGTAGACAATGCTGGGATAAGACTGTAAGTAATGTTGCATATCCTAAACACTAATGTACTGGACAGCAAAAAGACTCAAGGAGCTAAAAGAGCGGGGCTACCGATTAAGATACATGACACTGGCAGAAGCGAACGCGGAAGTTACAAGCGACAAGCAACAAGCTCCGAAAGATACAAGCAACAAGCGGCAAGCTACAAGCAACAAGCGACAAGCTAAAGATTCGTAAGATACAAGCCACAAGCTACAAGCTCCAAGGCACAAGCATCTTCACATTTAAATCCTTCCCTATCTAGGGCCAAGATACTGGTACCTGGAAACAATTTACAGGAGCCCTGACTGGGCTTCTTGGCTTGTTTTACAAGTATGAATGTGTTGTGTGGATGCTTCACGTGGAACGCAATTTGATGTGGCGAGAACCGAATTTTGTTATCCGTTGTTATCTTCAGCTCTACAGTAAAAAAGTGCCCATTAACATTATACCCCAATAGATCAGGAGTACCAAATAGAGAAGTATTTTCAATCCTTGTCCACGATATTTTAGGTGTAATTCTTTTAAGCTCATGCCATAGTTTACGTTCTGGTTTCATTGTAATAATGATGATAACAGACGCTTAAACTATTAGCTTTGGTTTACCCATTTTAGCTACTTCTTCGTGAGTTGAAATCACTATTCTGTGTGTCTCTCTAGCACCAAAAATTTTATTTTCAACTAAATTCACACTCATGACATCATAATGTCTACCATCAGGAGTCCTGACTTGAACACGTGCATCTTGGGCTACACTACTGCCTTTCTTTGGACCTACGAATCTATCGAAGATCATAATTAAATCTCTACCTTTTAGCATTATTTTCTAATTCCTTTATTCTATTAGTTAACGTAGCAACATCATAAGACAGCAAAGTATTATCTCTTTTAAGCTCATTAATATCTCGACCAGCCTGCCTACATTTATCTTGTAGGAACTGTTTTTGCTTTGTTAAATCCTCAATTTGTTTAATTAAATTCAACTTTTCTACGTCATCTTTCATATTTACAATATAAGATATTATAGGTATATTGTCAATCATGTCAGAAATAGAACAGAAAAAGCCAGGACTACCAGCTAGACTCACAACTATGCAACGTAGATTTGCTGAGCTATTGGTATTCAACGAAGGACATAAGTTTGCCTACGAATGCGCAAAAGAAGCAGGATATGAAGGAGATAATGCCACACTTAGAATGCAGGCTAGTAGACTTCAGAATCCTAGATACTTTCCATTAGTAGTTAAACACATAGGAGAACTACGTGAAGAGAACTACAAAAAGCACAACATATCTTTCGGTGGTCACTTAACAGAGCTTGCTAAAATCAGAGATGAAGCTTTAAAAAACAAATCATACTCTGCTGCAACTAACGCAGAGAAAGCACGTGGAACTGTTGGTGGATTATATATTGAACAAAAGATTATTAGAACTGGTAAGATAGAAGACTTATCTGAAGAAGAACTAAACAAAAGAATCTCTACAATCAGAGAAGATCACGCTTTGTTAATGGAAAAGACTGAAGCTAAAAAAGAAACTAAAGATAAAAAACCAAAACCTATTCTATCTTAGTCATCTTAACTACCCACGAAGTAGGTATCATTGTTCTATCCCCAAATGTTATTTCATTTGAATTAGGATCTTTATCATAAGAAGCAAATACTTTTATTGCTTTATCATCTTTAGAAAATAACCAACCCTCATTAACTGGTTTAGCTAATTTCATTTTATTAAATTCTCTATCATCAGCCCAGCCTGAATCACTAAACGCATCAACCCACTCAATCCTGTACTTTGAATACGGGATATCGTTTGCTTGAGTCGGAACGACTTGTTTTCTTCTTCTCGGTTTTCTTCTCTTTGGTTTTTTTTGAGGCATAGTAATACTTTGGATTATGTTTCTTATTGAACTTATCCCAAAAATCCTTTTCTGTCATCATCTCAATTGCCATTATAAAAGCCTGTCCTATCATAGGCCCCTATACCATTTCAAAAATATTTTTTCTACTTTTGGTGACCCAAAAGTCCCGCGCGGCCCCTAGTAGAAAATAAGTGGCTTATACCAATGCTTATTTAAGCATGAATTGTCACACCTTCTAAAACCATTGGTATTCCTTGCTGATCACGAAATCACGAGATCACGTGTAAATTAAAAGTGCTGTTTTAGCAATTTCATAGTTTTGAAAAAGGTATAGATTCGTGATCAACCGCATAAAACCTCACTTCTTATATAATCCCAGTCACTTGTTGCCTGACCCTTGTGGCAAGAATAAGGCAACTTGACTGTGACATATATGTCACACTTACTCGTCTGTAATATCTTGTAGCAATATGAGTTTGTTCTGATTCACCATGATCCGGCCCAACTGTTGTTCAATCTTAATCATAAGACCATCCAACTGTTGTTCAGGAATACCATCAGTCTCAGTTTCAAGTAAAACTTTTAATAGCTTTTCATCAGCCATCATAGTTTTTAGAATCCTTCTACTAACTGCTTTTACTGTTTTTTTGTTCATAATATTTATCAACCCTTTCTAGAAATCGATGCTGATATTTGATAAACTCTTTCCCTTTAATTTGAAACTTCTGGAAATAATTATCAGGAGTACACATCAATATAACTCCTTGAGTAATCGCTGATCTATGCACGTAATTATGCGCCATCGCATAAGCACCTAATTGCAAAAAGTAATCATCAATCCACTCCTTACGTTTTGGTTTATTACTTTGCTTAAAGTCTACAATACTATCTTCATAGTCATAGACGCCTGCAAGGTCTGTAGCTTTC